GTGCAGTTAATCGTGCATCTAGTTTCTCTTTCTCTTCTCTAGTGATATCTTCAGTACCCATTTTCTTATTGGAGTTTTTAGTTTGTGGTATTTTAGAAGTATTAGATTTTAGTTTCTCACGTGCCTCAGAAAAACAAATCGCAAGCTCTTGATCAGTTGGATCTTCTCCTGGTCCTAATTTCTTTGACAAACATTCAGAAACTAATTTGCTTAGCTCATCTTCTCCGGTAATTGATACGTTTATCTTTCCAGTTTTAGAACATTTTGAAACTCTAATGATTGGAATTGTTCTTAATGGATCTATATCGTCTTGACCAATGCCATCAGTTGCACTCTTTGCAAGTTTGATTAAACAGTCTGCACCTTCACAAATATCAGTAATTGCTGCATCGCCTCCATAAGCCGGCTCATCTACAAACGCATAGTGTAACGGTAAATACCTATGAACTCTATGTATGTGTCCACCTTCTGGCCTCTCTATAATTTCTACATCATCAATTGATCTTGGGAAAATTGCAGGAGATACGAACAGCTTTTTTCCTTCTTTTCTTGCCTTTTTGATTTTGGCTATCATTTCCTCATCAAATATTCTTGATATTTGGGTTAGTTTCTCGCCTGTTTCTGTTCCAATTACTTTTCTAATGATTCCCTTTGCATGTGGTGACTGCAATCGTAATGCCTCAGCATACGTACTTCCAACTGTGTGATCTCGTCGTCCTTTGTTGAAAAATTCAATGCCAGGCATTCCCTTAAACTGAGGACCATCCAAACGATTTGCTTCCTCAGTTACTTCCCAGTCATTAAGATTCAGCTTGTTGTTAATTAAAAATGATTTAATAAAAAATCCTTTTTCTCCTTCAAACTCGTCTAATACCTCAAACTCTGTTGCTGCAAAATATAGAGTTTGTAGTTTACAGTTGGACATTTAATAAAAATAAGATAGAACTATCGTTTTAGAACTATTACTTTGTTCCTGCTCTGGCCTTTTTCCTTTCTGCAAGGATTTTTTTCTTTAATTTTTCTACTGTTCCATCAGCATATCCGTTTCTATAGTTATGTTTGAATGTATTTTGTTTTATGACCTTTTTTGTAATATCTGTTTGGACATCTGCTTCATTTCTTACCTCTTGCTTTATTCTTTTGATTGCTTCAGTTGCTTTTTCTTTCATTTCTTGGACTTGTTTTTCACTATCTTTGATTTGTTGGTCTTTTTCTGCAAGTTGTTTTTCAAGATCTTTAATTTTTTGAGGATCTTCTGTAGAAATTGTAACAGTCTCTTGCTGAGAGTTAGAACTATTTTCTTCATTAGACAATATCTAATTGATTTAATTTTACTATATTAGAATTATGTGGATTTCTTTGGCTTTGGTGGCCCTTTGTCATAGTTAGTTTATTTCCTTGATCATCTTGCATCATAGTTGATTCACCTAATGGCTCTTTTTCTGGATCAATCTTTCCTTCAAGATTATCGATGTTTAATATCCTTCCTGCAGCTTCTGCCTTGAATCTGAATATCTTATTTAGTTCTACAAATGCTCCCACAATATCAGCCCATGAATCAATCTTAACATCTGTAAACTCTGCCTCTACTCTGAATTTCTTTAGTATCTCTGGTTTGTCTTTATAAAATTTCTTAAAGTTTCTCATGTAATATTGGTTTGTGAATACCTTAATTATTGGCATACGTTTTCTAGGAATTTCAGTTTCAGCGAAAACTCTTAGAATTCCTAGTAACGTGTCTCTGTTTGGATCTTTTTCTTTTGCAACTAGTGCAGTAGGAACTTGTGCAACTTTGGCTGCAGCTTCTGCGTGATAATGTGCCATATCAATCATTCCAGGAATATCAGGTTTAGTGTCAATGTGGTGTACTACTATGTCATTTTTTGGATCTTTTAGTGCTACATGATTTGGCTGTCCTGAAACCATAGTATTGATAAAAGTCTGGCCTTGGGATGCCTCATTAGCTGTTCCCTTTTCATCTCGTTTTGTCGCCACTATAGTAAATGGTGCATATCCAATTGATGCCACATTTGGAAAGTCTCTGTCAATAAGTCTTCGTAGAGATCTACCATTTCCTAGCATTCTTTGCTCTAATGAATAACCGTATCCTTTACCGTTGTAAATCGGTGATTCTTCCATGTGTGCAAGATAAATCATATCGTCTTTATCCAGCATATTAGCTGAAAACATTAATGATACTCTTTTGATATTGAATGTCTTTTGTGATACCTCAATAAAATTAATATCTCTTGGATGCTGAACCTTGTAAATTGTTTCAATATTATCCCATTTCTTATTATTCCACTCAAAGAGATTTTTGGGATCAATTTCTCTAGTCATTAGATCTCTTCCAAATATCCAGTGATTTCTAACTAATGCTTCTACCTTGGTATTCCAATCTTCCTTTATTCCAATATCCTCATCATCAGTATCATCATGTTCTCCTATCCAGTTATCTAAAGCGATTAACGGTTCTAATAATTTCTTGTTATCATCAAGTAATCTTTCTATAGCTTCGTCTTTAGTTTCTTTTCTCGTTTTGGTTTTTGGTTTTTCTGGTGTCTGTTCTGTATCTTGATTGTTTTGTTGGTTAGTAGGTGAGGGTGTCTCAATCTTTTTGGTTTTCAGTTCTATATCTTCCTCGTTTACCAGTTTCAATACTGGTTTTATTCCCATTCCTACTGAAAACGCCACTACAAGATCAACAATAGTTCCACAAATTGTATGAGTGTAAACGTCCTGAAATACAATAAGATCTAAAGCAGTATATGGATTCCAGAAAAATTTTGGTATTGTTTGAGTATTATCTAATCGTCTTGCTGTAAATGGAACAGGCTCTGATTTAATTTTTCCAGAATTATCTATATCAACATCAATTGCCTCCATTGTATTTCTTGGAGTATAATTATCTAGAAAAGATTGGTGACCATCAATTGATACTTCGGACATGTTTGGATCAAATGGCCCATCTACTACAGTTCTAGTTATTGGATGAAATATTGTGTGCCAAATTTTTTGCCTCTTCTCTTTTTGCTCTACAGTCCTTTTCATATATGAGAGATACACTTCACGTTCTTCTGGTGATAGTTTTTTATCATCTCCTAATACCTTTGTTAGTCTTCTGGTTCTGTTTACTGTAGCCTTTGATATCTTTGTTCCCTCGTCTTTGAGAATCTTTACAATATCATTTGCTGATTTATCCTCATCAAGTAATTCTAAAATTCTTTCTTGTAACTCTGCATCCAATGAGTCGTTTTGAGTCGGCTTGGTATATTGGAATTATTTTAGTTGTATTGTCTCATTCGTTTTTCTGGATGCTTGTCACAGTCACAATCTTTCTTTTTCTTTTTTTCTTCCATGATTAAGTAGAATATTCATGATCCCTACATAAATTAGTATTTCTTTTCAATACTATAGCTGGAGTATTACAATTTTTAAATTCACAGAGTATTGGTTTGTCTTTCATTTAATAATCACCAAATGGATCAGGCTGATTAAATTGAGTAAATGTTATTGGTCCAGGTGATCTACTATTCCACAAATCCCATCCAATGTATGCATAGTTACAGGCTTGTAATACATCGTCAGGTTCTGAGTCCTTGTGGATATATTTTATGTATGTTTGGCCTGTTGATTTTAGATTTGCCTTTTCCCCCTCTAATGCTACAAATTGTTTTACAATCCATTTTATCTCTTTATAGTCAGCTCCTGGCAAGATAATTCTGTTTGATGTAAAGTCCTTTTCTTTGTAGGGATGTTTGATTAAATCTATCACTCTATCAATGGAAAAAGTTCTATCAATAACATAGCGCATCTCTGATTCCTGTTTTATCATCTCTTCTCTGGTTGGTGTTGGTTTTTCTGGCCTTACCTGATAACTAGTTCTTACTGAACGTGTACCGTATCTTTTCTGAATAGCTTGAACTCTGTCTGGTGCGCCTCCTGCATCTACTGATATGAAATCAGCTTCGTATGCATCAATTAGATTAAAGCATATTTCTTTTTGTGCATCTGTATCTGCCGTCTCTATTTTTTCTACCCATAACAATTTGAATATTGGAGCTTTTTCATCAATGCATTGCCATATCCATAGAATGGTTTTGCCTCCACCTCCCCAGTCTATACCTACTATTACTGAACCTGCATTGTGGTCTACGTCTTCTGCCTTTGTGAGTGATTGTGTTTTGTCAAAGAGTTTGAGCATATCCTTAGTGGTAATTGGTTTTAGTTCACCCTCTACAAACTCTGCCAGTACATTTCGTCTGTATTCAATTTGTGTATAGTTGGGATCATTTAGTTTGTATTCTATGCTCCATTCAGGAGAAACTTTGTAATCATTAATTGCAGACTCTATAGTTAATGGAATACGTGGATTGTATGTTTGTGGTAGATAATATCCATGCCTTGCAAAGTTTTTAGGATTATCTGGTGTCCATTTACCATCCTGTACATCTATCATGTAATCACCATAAACTAGTCCATCACCATCATATTCTAAATCTGCACGCCATGACATATTCTCATAGCCTAGATAGTTCTCTCCTCTCTTGTAGAGGTATTTCATTTGGTTTGTGCTCTTCCATAGATTGTAATAGTCTGTATCAACAAATCCCCCAATTCCGGCAATTATAGTATCACCCATAGTATCTGATTGTGTCTCTCTTGCGTTTTGAAAATACTCCCAGTCATGGTCTTGTCCTTCATCAATTACCATTCTCTTGTTTGACTTTCCTTGTGAGTTCTCCCATTTGCTACCAGGAAGTAACATGTCTATGATGCAGCGAGTTTGTGTCTCTATCTTATTTGCAGCACCAATGTTGGAACCAATTGATTTTAGATATTTTGATAGTGGTTCTGTTCCAAATACGTCTTGCCTGAATTTATTGTTACTAAATGTCCTCAATGCATCTAGTTTGAAATTAAAGTATGTTTGATCATAATCATAGTTGGTGGTTGCAGCGTATGCCAAATCAGATGCTATCATTGTAGTTTTTCCCCATTGTCTGCCCCATAACAGAAACTTGAATGGGTGTTTGTCTTCTACTACATCAATTAGCATTGGTAGATACTTTAGCCTGTTTGGCTCACCTTTGATTAGTGACCTACAGTGATACTCCCACTGTATTCTATCCTTTGGGATTAATGGTAATTCTGATTCTAACTGTTCTTGTGATTTTAGATTCATCTGTTTTTTGAGTAATGTCTGCTCTTTTCTTTGAGCTTCATTCTTCTCATGCCAAGATTGATAGATAATTATTTTTTTGTTCCAGTTCACGTCTTTCTAACTCCTGTAATGCAAACTTTGCCCCTTCTTGATATGCTGATTTGTAGGGTTGAATCTCTACTATGATTCTTGCAATTCTTGCCATTGCTACATCTTTAGCAATTCTTAACATTTCCTTATCTTTGGAGAATTCATTTTTTCCATCGTCTACAATTTCAGTGTTCATTTTTGCAATTAGTTTGTGTTCAATTAAATTAATTAAATCCAAGGTCTTTAGATGCTCCTCTGGTAATTCTTTTGCAATGTCTATGAGTCTGCGTTTAGTTAATGCAGATACTTTGCCTTTGAGTGTGTAGTATGATCTTCTAGATATTATAATATTTGATTTTTTTAATAATTCTACCCCTTCTATTTCTGTGAGATGTAATGCAGAGATTTGTGTCATGATTAATTCAGAATCATTTAGTTCCAATTGTATTTGGAATTATTTTCAATCTATTAGGAATTAAGTAGTGCAATTTAGGAGTGAGTGTTAGGCGTGAAAAATGAAAGTAGTGCAGAAAGTGCAAGTTGTACAGGCGTGAAATTATCTACACTGTATTATTACCATGTACCATTGTTTTGAAAGTCATTACCACTAACATATTTCACATCAAATAATTGTTCTATTGCTTCTTTAAGTGGTTCATGCCCAATCTGTAAACTGTAAAAATACACTTGACCTTCATGTATCTGTAGACATTCATTGTGATCTAAATGAATTCTAACTGAATTATCTCTATCTCTTGTTACTTTTTTCCCAAAAAGTTTACCAATATAATGTGCTAATTCGTACATATTACGACCAGCACCAATTTGTTTGTCTGTAATTTTATTTTCAGTCACGATATTACGACAAGAACATCGTGTTTAATAAATTGTATTGGGATTTTAATCGTTTAGCCTCATCATTGTTAATTGCTTCATTATCCCATCATAGGTTCTTTGATAATAAAGAATTCCCAACATAGAGGACTTCTCTGCAGTTACTATTCCTCTTAGCTGGGAAGTAATTTGGTGTGATTATATGGGTAGTTAAAGATTATGAATTATTCTTTGATCCATTGTTTCCACATCTTTTTGTGTTCTTTGCACATTTTGCTACCTATGCAGATTCTACATTCTGATTTTAGTCTCTTTAGCTCTGTTTGATTCATAGACTAAGTCTCAGGTATCTTGCAATTCCTTTACTGCCTTTGCAATTTTTAGGGTTAGTTCTGCTCCTTTAACCCATTCTCCTTCAACGTGATTTTCAGTCAGGTATTCCAAGTATTCCAGGTCTTTATCAGTTATTTTTTCAGTCATGATTTTTTATCATTTAATTAGGAATTTGCGTATTTAATTAGTTCTTCAGGTAGTATGATTTCTGTGTTGCAGTTGTTGCATTTTTTAGTATCTGCAATATGTTTTAGATTCTCTTTGTATAGTGGCATTTGGCAGTAGCGACATTTTGATACTGTCTTTGCTGCAAATTCCTTCCCACAATCATAACACTCTACATTTCTTGTGTCAGGTTTACTTCTGACTCTCCAGGAACTACACTCACATTGTACTCCAAAGTAATCTAAGAATACTGCCGTATCTCTAGTTAGTGGTTTTAGTAATGGTAATTGTGATGCTTTATCTCCTGTTTGGAATTTCTTTCCTTGTTTTGCAGTTAGGATTGATTTTCTTTGATTTTTTAATAGTTTGATTCTAGTCTGCATGAATTCTCCTGCACCTTCACTTAGGCTTCCACTGGAAGTTGTCAAACATTCTAGTAAAATTTGTTCTGTGTTTTGTGGAACCTTTGTCTTTTCATCAAATGCATATTTGCAGTTGGTGATTATAGTTCTCCACTGTCTGAAAAATTCTCTTGACTCTTTTTTTCCAAATACTTCTTCTAGTTCAGGATATTCCTTGAATTTCTTTATAGCTAAATCACAAATTGATTTTGTTTGT